GTGATCCACGACTTACCAACTCCACGGAAAGCCTGTATCTGAAGACGCTTAGGTCCATGTTGAAGATAGTCTGCGATTGCATATTGCGCACGTGTAGGGTTGGGTAGATCAAGCTCCGCCCACAGAGCCTGCAGGAAGAGCTTGAAGTCACCTTGTAAAAGGTCTAGTGTATTCATTAGTTAAATCCTAATATCTCTGACAAGCCAAATTCAGGCAAGGTAAATTTAACACCACCTGCACCAAATGAAATTTGACCACCACGTTGGACTGCTGTTTTAGCACGTTTAACGGTTTTTACATCAGCCTGTGGGTCAGGTTTTTGATAAGAAACAGGTTCTTGACCAAGAGCCTTTCTTACTGGATTAACAACTGCTTTGTTAATAGTATTTGAGATAGCACCACCTGTTATTTCATCAATAGCTTCACCATATTCTGAGATAACAGACATACCTAATTTAACAGTGCCACCACGAATAAATGGTGACAAACGTGTTTTAAAAGCAGCCTTTACTTGTTCTGGATTAGCTGCTAATATATTACGACGTACTTCTAGCTCCATTTCTGACATACCGGTGCCATATGTAGACCCTGCAATTTCGTCAAGGTCTAACATCAACGGTTGTGTAGCTTCAATAGCCGCTTGTGTTTCCCTGCCTTGAATTTCAAACTGAGGACGCATACCCTCAATAGCTTCTTTAGCAGTAGTAGCACCGACAATATCACCTGTAACAGCTTTACCAGTAGTAGTATGAGCTTTAGGTATGTCTAATTGACCAGCCTTGGTAACACCCAGCTCAGCCATTGCCTCACCTTCGATACCTTTTAATACGTCACTGTTAAGGTGTCCAGCTCTAAACAAGCTTCTAAGGTTTTCAGGGACGTTACCCCACCGACCAAATTCGCCTCTCAATGCCGCTCTAGCCTCTTGACGATCTGCTTGACCAAGTCTTCTAAGGGTATCACCACCAGTACGTTGTGCGTAAAAGTGGTGGATAACATCAGACATCATCTGTTTTCTGGATGGTGCCTTACCTCTACCAGACTCGTCAAGCAATCCTTGCTCAATACGACGAATAGCGTTAAGAAGTTCTTGACCGGTCATACCTTGAGACCGACCCATTTCCATTAACTCGCCGTAAGCTTCAGGGTTTGCAACCAGCTCACCAGAAAATCTTTTAATGCGTTTATGCATAGAAGATTTAGGCTTAGTACGCAGCAACTCTTCTTCGTAGTCGTTAACAAGGTTTACAGCCCATTCTTCTAGTTGAGCTAGTTCTTTATCCATTAAGCAATATGCTCCAATAAAACTTTTTCACGGAGCCTATTGACTCCAAATTTTTGCCTCATCCAATCAAGGACGTTGGCACTTCCTTTTTCCTGATTACAACGGGTACAGGCACATACGACATTTGTTGCGACATCCTGCCCACCGCGAGCCCTAGGATGAACATGATCGATAGATAACTGACTAAGGTCATAAGTTTTTCCGCAATAAATACATGTATGGTCAAAATGTTCCTTAATAGAGCGCCTCCACAGGCGCTTGGCTTCTGGAGAGGTCATAACTATTAAGTTAAATAGGTAGTCGTCAGGAGTTGGAAGTAACGGGGTCATGCTCGGCCTTTACGTGCTCGGTTTTTAGATGCTTTTTCAAGGAATGTTTTACCATTCTTTCTGTGTGAGACATCTTTACCGTCACCATTGCCATAAGTTCCGCGTTTTCTGTTCTCTTTGTTTAGTGCAGACCGTTTTTTAATCTGCAGTTTAGATGAGTCGTATTTCTTTTGGTACGACTTATAGTTACCATTAGCGTACTTAGCGCCACTATGTTTAGACGTTCGAGCCATGCAGCCTCCGTTGTACAAGCTCAGGGTCTACCTGTGGCATGACTGCTGCCAGTTTAGACAGTGGATTACCTTCCAGGGCGACACCACTGATGTCATTTGTCTTAAGCCAGTCACAAGCTGCTTTCAAGTCTTGAGTAGAAGCCTCACCTGATTTAATACGGGCAAGGAACTCTTTTGTGACAAGGTTATGCAACTCGTTAAACTGGTCCTCAGTAGCCTTTTTTTTAGTCATTTCGTAAAGCTATTTGGTCAAGTTTGTTTTCAATACGTACCATGTGATCTTCCATACGGCTAAGTAATTCAGATAATTCTGCTTTTTTTACGTAGTCGGAAGCAACATTCAGCTCTATACCATCAAGTCTGCGGTCAAGGGCACTAATACGTTCATGAACGCTATTTATTCGATTGTGTAATCTGTTATTTAAAGCCGCCCCACCTGCAACAACTGCAACGGCTATGCTGACAATTGCTTCACTCATTTTCCAATGCTACAATAGGTACGATGTCATTACATAATACTTCGACACGTGAACCAGGTCTAAATGTAAAACCAGCTCTCATAATTTCAGTACATTTAAGTGCACGAACAAGCTCGTAATCAAGACGCATTTTTTGTTCGTGTTTACGTGCAATAGCTTTGCAAGTTTCAATCATACCACCATCCAGTGGTACTGAGAAATTTAGCTGTACGCCGAAGTTATTGCTTCGTACATACCCAGTGTAATCATGAGGAATAGTATCGTTGCCCATATAAAAGGGCGAGAACTGCATGGTGGTTCCATTACAACTGTTGTTTGCTGCAAAGTATTGACGAGACGGTGCACCATTGTTTTGGAATTGCACCGCCTGATTAGTTACGTTGCCTGTAGCTGCTGCAACAGGGTTAGATGTGTTTTGAACCTTAGGCTCTTCGTTAGCAAAAGCAGGATTTACTGAGAGAAGACCGACAAGGAAGTAGTAGTGGAGACCTGTTCGATAGTTTCTGTTACCAGGCTGTCTTCGATCTTTCCTGCTGCTCTTGTCACCACTTCGAGCTGAAACTGATCTCCAGCTGTGTGGATTGTATAGGTTGTGTTGGTGCTTGTAATGTCCCCGCTCGGGACTACGTTTGTTCCAGACCATGATGAATAAGCACCACCGTAAACGTTGGTCGCAATAGTGCGGTCAATATCAATGGTGGTGGTTGTAGTGGATTGCATGGACCCCTGAGTAAAATTAGGGGTAACTTGTGCGGCTGCCGGGCTAGCCATCATCAACAACAAAATAAGACGTTTCATTCTTCTTTCTTTTTAGGTTCAGGAGGTTTAGGATTCGTTTTAGTGTTGGATGTAGTGAGTCCAAAAGTCGCTAGGGCACCTGTAAAAACAGAAGCTACAAAGGTAATATCACCACCGCTTTGACCCTTTTTAATCATTGGGATGTCAACGTAATTAAGAGTGATAATGAAACCACTCCAAACGACAACACCTAAACGGACAAAGGTACCAAGGATTTGCAATTCATCCTCAGTATTTTCCTTGACTTTTTCTAAGAAGCCTTTGGCTCCTTCTTTTTTGTTATTTTGTTCCATGTAGTTTTCATGATGGGTTTCATAACCATCACTAGGTATTTAAATAAAGAAGTAGCAGTTAGGGTGGCAGCAACAGAAATAAACGCTGTTGTAGCTGCTGTAGTCATAATAGTAGTTGTAGGCATAGGTACCTCAATATCCGTAAACGGTATTTCTACTATTTGAGCTTCAGGTGGTAAATTAATCTTTGGTTTTGTAGGTTGTTTAGTAGAAGTAGTTTTACTTTCCTTTTCAGGAGGTTTATCTTCCGTGTTAATCCCCTCAACACCTGGAGGTGGCCTGAGGGTGTTAGGAGGGACTACAAGGGGCTTGTAACTAGGTAACTGAGCCCTTGGTACCTCCAACACCACTTTAGGCATTACAGGCGCTTCTGGAAGCGTTAGAGAGGGGAGAACCGGTGGTTCACTCCAGGGGTCCACCGAACAAACCGCGTTCGATGAATTTTACTGCCTGATCATCAACAGTGTTGTCTGTTTGTTCAGCCAATTTCTTCAAAAGGTCAACGACAAGACGTTTGACTTTATCAGAATTAATAAACGAGAAAAGAATCGGACGAATAAGGGTGATCATAATAAAGGAAAAAGTGGTTAAGATTTATGAGTCGTTATTTTCAAGCCAAGCACGTCCATCAGAACTTAATGCATCTGAAATTTGCTGAGGATCAGCACTAGCATCAGCTTGCTGTAAAACTTGAAGATCGCTATCATTCAAGAAGTCAGCAGCATCAGTCATAGCAATGCCAGCAGGTTGCCATTTAAAGGTGAACTCATTCCAAAGGTATTCACCATCATCTGAAGGTTTGGCAACAGGTGCTACCCATTCTGCTTTATCAACATCAACAATCCAACTATTAAATGGTTGTGGTGAAACAAAGATGTCGTGTTCAGGGAGATAGTTGTCGCCAACACCGGCAAATTTTCCTCTTGAAGATTCATCTTTAAATGTTTCCTTGCAAAACATGCCAACACGTCTGGCAAAATCTTCTTCATTTGCACTGTCAGGGACAGGGATAACCTTTGCAACTACATTACTATTAGAGTAAAAAGCGAAGTATTTCATTGATAATTACACGAATGAGATAGTACCAGTTCCACCGGTAAAGATAGTATATTTATCAGTACCATCAGTGTATGAACTGCCGGTTAATTGGAGGGAATCAAAAGAAACTGATGCTTCACCTGAATAACGTAAAATAACAACTCCGTCAAATCCAGTTTGTGCAACATTACCTCCACCGCCGTAACCAGATTGACCAGACCCGGCTGTTCCATTATTTTTACTATCATCTTCACCATAACCCCCGCCAGCATTAGTCATACTGGTGCCGGTAATTGTTGATGTAAGGCCAGAACCACCATCCTCACTAGTGCTACTGTTTCCGGCACCGCCGCCGCCACCTGAACGGTGTGAGGTATTACTAGGAGCGCAGTAATTAGGGAGATTGGCCATGGCGCAGGCAGCTGGGAATTGAGGTGACGCAGATCCGGCTGCTCCATCACCATCTGTTCCTTGATTAGAAGTACCAGAACCACCGCTACTACTATGAGAAGCGGAACCGTAGTTATTTACGTCTACAAACCAACCACTACCACCGCCGGAACCACCGGAACCACCTTGGTGAGTGCTGGAAGAGGAACTAGAAGAAGAAGCTCCTTTTCCACCGCCAACAGCGTTGTGATTGAAGGCATTACCAATTCGACTAGTACCACTAAATGTACTGTTACTACCGTTAGACCCTGTGCTACCTCCGGCACCAACAGTAACAGTCAAGTTCGGTAAGCTTTGTTTAGTTGAATAGGGTACAGACGAAACATTGGTGGTATTGGCTCCGCTAGGATCGTTGCTATAGGAAGTAATGTAACCACCTGCGCCGCCACCTCCACTGCGGCTGTATTGACCGCTTGTAGCGCCGCCACCGCCGCCACCAGCAATAACTAGAAAATCGATGTCAAACTCTTTGGGACCACCGCCCCAATCCTCAGCCTGGTCGTCACTGGAACGCCTTTCACGAACTTCATCAAGCGTCCAAACACCATCTGTGGAAGCGTAGCTATCAGTTACACCAACAAAATTTGCTGTTTTTTTATTTGCCATTAAGTAATCTCCAATGCACTAACAGTAATGTCAAGATCATTAGCATTTTCAGCAGTTGCCCTAATTAGCTGAGAAGCTTTAAGGACAACTTTATTAACAATAACTTCAATAGAAGCTCCAGCAGGAACAGTCAGATCCTTAACAAGACGGCTTTGAAGAGTGTTGCTGGCGTCAGTAATTCTAACGTCAGCTTTGCAGTCATTTGTACCATCAACATTGGAAACCATGATACTCAGGACAATAGCAACATCACCTGAACTTGTCGGAGCACTGTAAACAGTGGTTTCACTGGTACTTGAAAGTTGTGTACTTTGATTATTAAAAGTTTCAGCCATAATAAATTAAAAATTAACCAAGAGCAATAGCTAGTCCAATAGAAACACCACCTGAAGAAGGTGTTGTAAAAGTCAAAGTACCCGAGTTGTCAGCAAGAGACATCACTTGACCAGGAGCACCTGACGTATTGGGTAGAGTAAGTGTGTAAGTTGCACCAGCACTATGTGGTGGACCTTTAATATTTACTCCGTGTGTGTTGTTCTCACAATTAAGGGTCAGTTTACCTGAACCATTTGTACTATCGCCTTTAATAACAACGTTATCGTCAAAAGAAACAGAACCAGTAAATGTACCACCAGCAAGAGCTATTTTAGTGTCAGCATAAGCTTTAGTAGCAGCATCTTGTGCACCAGTAGGGTCGGAAACATTTGTAATACGATTAGAGCTTACATTGATGTTACCACTACCTTGTGCGTTAAAAGTAAGATCAACGTTGGGGTCACTGATAACAGGACGTGCCAACTTAATGTTTAGGCCTGGATTGAGAACTAAATCGGTCGAACCTGCAGTACCAAGAGTAAGATTATTTACAGAAAGACCGTCTAATATAATAGAACCAGTACCATCCGGATTGATAGTAATGTCATTATTTGACACACTAACAATTGAATTGCCATTAACATCCAGATCGCCACCAAGTTGAGGTGCAGTATCATCTACAACATTTCCACCACCTGCATTATCGTCTACATATGCTTTGGTAGCAGCATCTTGTGCGCTAGTAGGGTCATCAAGGTTGACAATCTTATTAGTTTGTGCATCCAGTTGACCACCAAGTTGAGGTGTAGTGTCGGTTACAACGTCAAAGGCAACAGAACCTCCGCTAAACGACACAAAGCCCGTACGTTGGTCTACTTGGAAGAAATCACCAACGGAAAACTTACCGTTGTGATCTGTTGTAGCAGTCCACACCTTACCATCGTTACTTTCAACAACCTGATTATCTTCTACAGGGACACCACCATTTTCAGGCAGTGCATTGTAATTAGTACCACTACCGACGTATTCCATCGTGTGACCGCTAGAAGCGATCATAGAACGTAGAAAGAATTGAACGTTATTAGTGCCGGTATTAACTTGAGCACTAAATCCTAAATTTTCGCTTCGGTTGCTTGTATTAGGACGGCTAATTGTTACAATCCAATCACCAGTATAGCCGCTCGGGTTAGCATCATAAGTTGATTGATCTTGAGGAACAGTATTAGTGATTGGGTAAATTTGAGCACCACTATTAACCGTCAACAGCATGTTAGTACCTGGTCGTGTTTTAGTACCATGCCAGGAAGCATCAGCCACACCGTTACTAACACGAATAGTAGTATCATTAACGTTAGCTTGAGTTACACAATTAGCAGTAAAAATGTTAGTAGTAGATTTACCATTTGCAACCAATCCCTCATCGCCAAAGTCAGTAGTAGACGCAGCCAGGTTAGCTTGACCACCATTCAAAGTTTTGATGTGGTACTTGTTAAAGAAAGCATAGCTAGAGGTGCACTGTGCATAACCGTTGTTAGTAACAAGGATGCCAGGACCATTCAGACCAACATGGGTGTAGCTGTCTGCAACCATTGACCGGAGCGGGCTTGTAGTTTTCGGTACAGAACCGTCAATAAGCATACCGCCACCAGTAGGTGCAGAATCAGTGTCACCAGCAGTACCACCACGCGGACGGTGAGCACGGAGATCATTGTTATCAATCTCACTGTCAGAAAAGTTAGTACAATTCTGGATGTAAGGAGATTTAGAAAGATAACAGTTGTTATAAAGTGCAAAGTTCCAACCTTGACGTGTGGGTAGAACTGAGTCCAAAGTATTAGTACCGGAGCTACTGGCTTGCATACCAGTCAACGTCAGGTTTTGGATAAACGAACCACTGTTTAGTTCAAACAATGCATTGTTACCATCAGCATGATCGCCTTGAGTAGCAACTGTAGGATGTACAATAGTGCTACGCAATGCCATACCAATAATGGATACATTACGACGTTTGATCTGAATAGGTGCAACTTCCTGGTAGACACCAGCAGCAACAATGACGGTCATACCATCACCACCGCCAATAACAGGGATTTGCAAACCAGATCCACCACCACCACCAAGATTAGAATCAGAGGCAGATAGTACGTCACCAATTTGATATTCCTGAAGCGTAGCGTTAGAAACACTGGTTACAGCAGTAACAGCACCACCAGAAACTGTAATATTTGCTGTCAAACCTGAGCCTGTTGTACCACCTGTCAGTGCTACACTTATGTATTCGCCGTCAGTGTAACCACTACCACCGTTAAATCCATCAGACGATTCTGTAGAAACTGCAATATCAGCGTTAATATCGTTGATAGCACCTTTAATAGTCAGTTTAGGACCACTAATACGATGACCAGTTTTAGAGTCATCACCACCAGCAGCATCAACGTAAATGACTTTATCTTGTGTACGGAATGAACCGCCAGAAGCAACATCTAGCCAGGCAGAACCGTTCCAAACCTTAAGAGTCTGATCATCATCATTCTGCAACCAGGTCTTACCAATCTCCCAATCTGAACCAGCAGGAGTAGTAGTTTGAACAAGGGTGTCAAAACGTTGAGCCGCAGCCGATGCAGTAAAGATATTGTTATCAGCAGGGGCTGGAGAACCAGCATTCTGCTCAGCATAGCTAATCTTATCGTCGTCCTTAATCTTATCAAGATCGACAGAACCGTCAGCAATACCGAGAGTAATAGTACCATCGTTATCATCAGTTACAGTAATACCAGTACCATCTGTACCAATATCATTAGTAATAGCCTCATCGATCATATCATCGATTTTAGCTGTGGTAGCAATAGTAATATCGTCGTTAGGGTTAGATTCTGATGAGGTAATAACATCAGCAGGATTCAAACGATCAAGATTGACTTGACCAGAACCAATACCGATACTAGCATTACCGTCAGTAGATGTATAAGTAAGACCGTTAGTAACAGAAACGTTGTTGTCTAAAGCATCATTAATACGATTGTCAATAGCTTTTGTAGTAGCTATTGTATCATCATTGTTTGCCCAAGTTTCAGTGCTTGTAATAGTTTCTGTTGCTTCATCCTGAAACCGCTGATCCATCGCAGCAGTAGTAGCAATCTTTGCATCACTACTAACCCAGGTTTCAGTAGAATAAACAGTTTCGTCAAAGTTATCCCAATAATAATCTTTCAGATATTGATCGACATCATCAGGAATACCTTGACAATTAGACTCCTGAACAGCATAACGAAGCTGCTCAAAGTTCTTGTTCAGGTCATCAGAACGGATGGCTGAACCAGGGTTAAACAGAGCACGGATGTCGTCAACCTTAGTGATCCGCCGGATCTTAACGTTGTCAACAGTAGACTCATTAGGGTCAACAGGGGTGGCTGGAGACGGGGGCGCATCACCCGTAAACTCTACAATGGTAGGGTTAGCATCAGTAATGCGCCAAGGATAGGTGCTATCTGTCGTAAGTTTTTCGTCGTATTCTTTTGTTACCGCGTTCCAAAAATAAACGTGGATTTCAGA